TCTTTGCTCTTATCTGAAACAAACCAAACCAGTTCAGGTGGTTTCAGTTTGGCTGCGTCTGAGTCGCCTGAGTTTGGCCGTGTTCAGCCACGGTTGGAATCTGTGGTTTCTGGAAGTGGCTCTTATGGTGACTTGGTTGCAGGCTGGTCTGAGCGAGTGCTCAACAAAACTTTGTTCGGGTGGCAACGTCAAGCATTGAACGGACAGTTGACCCACGACGACAACGGTGATTTAGTGCATCGTGAATCTCTTGTTTCTACGGCTCGTCAAAACGGCAAGTCTGTTGCGCTCACGGCGCTCATTGGCTGGTGGCTCACGGACTTTGCAGCGATGCGTGGCAAACCGATGAGGGTTCTTTCTACGGCCAACAAACTAGATCGTGCTGTTGCCATCTTCAATGAACTTGCCCCGGTACTAGAGGCGCACTACGACGCAAAAGTCACTTGGTCTTATGGGCGCAACAAAGTCGAGATTGGCAATTGTGTTTGGGAGGTTCGTGCTGCGACGCCTCATTTGCATGGTGGAACTTATGACTTGATTATTGTGGACGAAGTTTGGAATGTCACTGAGGAAGTTTATTTTGACGCACTACGGCCGTCGCAAATTGCTGTGAAATCACCGTTGCTTTCTTCGTGGTCAACCAGTGGCGATGAGGGGTCGAAGACTATGCAACGTCTTCGGGAGCAGGCGCTGGGGGCGATTGACAAACACAAACAGACACGGCTTTATTTTGCTGAATGGTCACTGCCTGATGTTGACCCAAATGATGATTCCTATTGGCGTTGGGCAAACCCAGCGTTGGGCGAAACCATCACCCTTGACGCTCTTCATGCAGCTGCAGAATCTCCCGATCGTGCAGCGTTCCTCCGTGCCCACCTGAATCTGTGGGTTTCTTCTGCTGATGCTTGGCTACAACCTGGCGTCTGGGAGAAACTGAAGACCGAGCAAGAATGCCCTGCCGGTGGCGTCTTGGCTGTGGATTGTTCTGTGGACAGTTCCAAGTATGTGGGGATTCGCTGTGGACTAACTGAAGAACAAACCATTGTGGCCACAGTCGAGTTCTCTACTGAGTCAATGAAAGAGATGTGGCTACAGATTGAGAAGGCTATGGAGGCAGACCCGAAACTGCGTCTGGTCATCTCGCCAACTCTCGACGTGCACACGCCCGAAAAGTTAGAACGCAGGCGCACCACTTTTGGCTACGCAGAAATCCTCAAACTGACAGCCCTCACTAGATCGCTAATTTTAGAGCATCGGGTTTTGCACCGTGGCGAAGAACTACTAGCAAGCCATGTCAACAGGGCTGTCCTTGCTAGGGCTAACGGCCAAGTGGTTATCTCTTCCCAGCGTTCACCTGGGCCTATCGAAGCAGCTCGACTTTTAGTGGTTGCTGCAGCAATGGTGTCTCGTCCGATAAATACTGGCAAGGCTGCAATGGCTTTCCGTAGATAGTTGCATTTGCAACAATTGTGTGTAAGACTCCGAGCGTGGGTCTTTTCTCTCGCAAAATCCGAGCCGAATTCGCCAGTGCGCCTATCAAGGCTGCTGCTGGTGTCGGCTCGTCCGGAATCCCACCGTTTTACTCATGGAGCAGTGGCACTTTAGAAACGCTTGCGCTTACTTTGCCTACGGTTTCACGCTCTTATGATTTGATGGCTTCGACCATTGGAAGCCTTGAGTTCAGGCAATGCACAAAGCAATGGACAGGCGAAAAATACGAAAAGATTTATGTGCCAAACGAAACGTGGATGGAACGCCCTGATCCAAATGTGCCACGCCAGTTCATGCTTGCAAACACCTTCAAAGACCTCTGGTTTTATGGGAGGTGCTTCTGGTATGTGACCTCTAGGAATGCTGGCGACGGTCGCCCAATGTCTTTCCGTTGGCTACCAGCTGCAAACATTCAAACCCCTGACGAGGTAGGCCCACAGTATTTTGGGATGACAGACAACATTCAGTTCAACGGCGTCAACCTTGACGCATCGAATGTGATCACATTCTTGTCGCCAACAACTGGCCTTGTTTTTACAGGTAGCAGAGCGTTCAACATTGGCTATCACTTAGACCAAGCAGCCGACCGATACGCCACCATTGAAACAGTGCCGGGCTACCTGCAGCAAACCTCAGCAGGCGAAACCATGTCAGGTGAAGAACTAGGCGACCTCGCTTCTTCTTGGGCGCAGGCTCGCCGTGATGGAAACGTCATTGGCGCACTCAATAACTTTGTGGAATTTGTTGAGTTTGACAAAGACCCGATGAGTGTCAACAGCGAACAACGCCAGTATCAAGCACTCGATTTGTCAAGGCTTTGCTCCGTTCCTGCTTATCTCGTTTCGGCACCAACCCCCGGTGCTTCAATGACTTATCAAAATGCACAGCAGGCTCGTCAAGACCTTTGGTTGTTTGGTGCACAGATGTATGCCACAGCAATTACACAGCGCCTATCAATGGATGACGTGTTGAGCCGTGGACGCCACGTTGAATTTGACCTAGACGATCTACTTGAGCAGAACGACATGGCCGAAATGTACAAAGAACCTGAAGTGCCTACACCATCGGAGACAGAATTATCATGATCAGACTTCAAGCCATCCCAGTGACACTGGATGCTGCTGCAGGCGAAGATTCGCCACGCACCATCACAGGCGTTGCCGTACCTTGGGATGTCACAGCAACAGTTTCAGACGGCACAAAGGTTTCTTTCCTTCGTGGCGCTTTTGACCTTGAAGCAAAGAACCCTAAACTTTTGGAAAATCACGATTCGACGCAGTTGCGTGGCGTTGTGACTGAACTTGCAGATTCAGAAGAAGGACTTTTGTTTACTGCAAAGTTTGCCAAGACCAGAGCATCAGACGATGCAATTGAACTTGTCAAGGCAGGTGCTTACGACTCCGTAAGTGTGGGCGCTATCCCACTCAAATTCACTATGTCAAAAAACGGCACAATGATTGTTTCTTCAGCATCGCTAGAAGAAATAAGCCTTGTCGCTTCACCGGCATTCAAGGATGCCATCATCACAGAAATCGCTGCTTCAGAACCTGAACCAGAAGAAGAAGCAACCGAAACCCCCAACAACGACACTTCCGAGGAGGAAACCATGTCACAAGAAAACCCAACAGCAGTCGAGGCTGCAGTTCCAACAACCCCAATTTTCGCACAGGCTCGTCGTGTTGTGGAAATTCCAACAGCAGTTCAATACATCGCAGCAGCAATCGCAGGTGGCGACCAGTGGCGAGCAATGTCAGAAGCACTCCGTGCAGCTGCACCCGACATCGTCACAAACGACACACCTGGCCTTTTGCCAACACCAATCTTGTCGCCTGTTTACAACAACTTCATTGGTCGTCGTCCAGTCGTTGATGCAGTCGGCGTACGTGCAATGCCACAAGGTGGCAAAGTGTTTATCCGTCCTGAAGTAACCACGCACACCACAATCGGTGCTTCAATCTCTGAACAGTCACCATCGCAAGGCACTCTCGTTGTGTTCAACAACCAGGTCACCAAGCAAATTTTTGGTGGATATGTGAATATCAGCGAAGCCGATATCGACTGGAGTGATCCTGCAATCTTGTCCGTCGTTCTTGACGACATGAGCCGTATCTACGCCAACGCCACAGACAACTACGCAGCAGACCAATTGGCTTCAGGTGCAACCGTCACACAAGCATTTGCAGCAGCAGACCTTCAGAAACCTGAAGTGTGGGCTGCCGAAATTGCAGAAGCAGCCTCAACAATTTTGTCGGGTTCCAACGGCAACTTGCCAACCCACTTGTTCCTTGCACCCGGAATTTGGGGCGATCTTCTTTCATTGAGCGATTCGTCGAAGCGTCCGTTGTTCCCACAGGTTGGACCAATGAACGCATTTGGTAATCTCACACCGGGACAGGCAAACGGCAACGCTTTCGGGTTGTCAGTTGTTGTTGATCGCAACTTTGCTAGTGGCACAGCCATTGTAGGCGATGCTTCTGGTTACGAACTGTACGAACAGCAAAAGGGTGCAATCAGCATTGACTCACCATCAACATTGTCACGCACACTGGCGTTCCGTGGGTACTTTGCAGCACTCATGATTGACTCCAGCAAGTTTGTCAAGTTCACTTTCGCATAAAGCAACGAACTAGAAGGAACTGAAGAACCATGGCCACTTACGATCTAGCGTTTCACACACGCCTAGACGATGTTGTGG